GCTCTGCATCTTCATCTGCTCGACGGTGGCGATCTTCTTCGAGGTCTTGCTGTCCTCGATAACCGCCACCATGTCGCCCATCAGGAGGATGTTCTTGAGGTGGTCGTCGCTGCTCGTGCCACTCTTCGGGAAGAGACCGAGGCTCTTGATCGTCTCGCCGAGGATGCGGACCAGCGAGGCGGTGAAGGTCACCCGGTAGGCCACCGGGACGAACTCCTCCACCTCGATATTGTCCAGCACTTCAAGAGGATCGTACTGGATCTCTTCAGAGCCGGCGACGTTGGTGCAGTAGCCGACCTTCTTTCCTTGAATCGTGAGGCGCGCACGCGCCCCTGTGAAGACTCTCCCTTTCTCGCCCACGGTTATTCTCCTTTCAGGCCGCTAACCGCGGCTCAGGCCGCTGCCGCCGCAGACTGCGGCACACTGACCAGGTGGATGGTCGTCTTGACAAAGTTGATCGGCAGGACGGGCGCGATTTCACACGACACCTCGAGCACGTCCAGGATGAGCTGAATGTCGAGGCTGCGCCACGACACCAGCGCCACACCGATCAGGAGGCCCAGTGTGTTGATCGCCACGCCCGACGCCGCACTGATGGTGCCGGCGAACCCGCGCTTGCCGACAAAGGACTCCATCTGGGTGCGGAAGTTGAAGACCGCGTAGTTGACCGCCTGGTTCACGCTCCCCTCGGTGTAGGCGATGTTGGAGGTCATCAGGTGCGTGGTGATGTTCCGCACCACCCGCCGACCCACGCCGTCCAGCACCTCACCGAAGACCAGGCCCGCCTGGATCATCTCCTCGGCGTCGTCACCGGCGTTCCAGGTGTTGCTGTTGCGGAACTTCAGGACGTTCATGTACTTGTGAGTCAGGCTGGTGCCCACCGGCGCGCCGGCCTGCATCCCGGCGAGGATGGCCGCACCGAAGGGGGGCAGAAACTCTTGGCGTTCACCGGCGGTGTTGTACCGCTCCACCGCCTGCGCCCAGGCGCGGATGTGGCGCGTGTTGAGGGTGACGATCTGGGCCTTCGCCTCGATCTTCGTCGGCACGTCGGTCATGGCCGCATTCTCGAGCCCGACGAAACCGTCGCGCTCCGCCCGGCCCGGCCCGCACATATAGGAACAGTGGGAGCTGAGCAGGGCATGAATCGCCGGGTCCGGCGTGAGCACCACGATGCTGTTGACAAACACCTTCTTGAGGATGTCGAGGGCGTTCTGCCAGTCGCTCGTCGTGGTATAGGGAGTCGCTTCCTGGCCCGGCGTGGCACTCCCCTCATGGCCCCCCGTGAGGAAGACCGCCGAGGTCGTGTTGCTCGGCGCGCCAGTTGCGCCGACCGGCTTGCTCGCCACCACCAGCGAGCTTCCGCTGTTGATGGCCTCGATCAGGAGATAGAGGTTGGCGTAGAACGCCGGGTTGGCCGGGCTCTTGATGCTGACCGGCAACGCGATGTCCAGCCCCGTCGAAGGGAAGCTCTGCGCCCGGCCAGTGACCACGGTGAAGAGGTAGCCGGCGGTGCCGTTGAAGCGGTCGGCGAGCTTCTGGATCGTGGTCAGCCCGGAGAAGGGGGCATTGACCGACGTGCCGCCAATGGTCAACGTCCGCGCGCCGAGCAGCTCGCCCAGGGCGAGGTAGTCCAGCCGCTTCCAGAGCGCCACCCCGGCCACCGGAGTCGTGCCATTGAGCAAGATCGTTTCGGTCTGGATCGCCCCGGTGGAGCTCAGCCCATAGGCCGTCACCCGGCTCACGCAAGCCGCGTCGGCAACGTAGGTGATGGCCGTGCCCGCCACCGCATGATCCGTGCAGAGCTCGAGGCCCTTGGTCGGCGCCCCCGCGGTGAGCGTGGTGATTGTGGTGCCAGCGCCGATGTTGCGGATCGTGACCGTGCCAGCCGCCGTACCGGAGTAGATGCGAGCACCGTGAAAGCTGTTCCAGGTGCCGACCGTCAGGATCAGCGTGGTGCCCGTGATGGTGATGAGCTCGCGCTGGGTTGCGTTGGTGATGTCGGTGCCCAGGAGCTCAATCACCACGGCGATGTCGAGCGCACTGGAACTGATGAGCTCGATCTTCGCTCCCGGCGTCACCTGGGCGGTCACGTCCGCCGCAAGGCCCGTGGCGGCCCGCGTGAAGGCCGTGAGGATGGCGCTGGCCGTCACCTGGGCGGTGATGGTCAAGAAGCCTTTGGCCGGCGTGCCCGAGAGATACTTCAGGTTGAACATCGTGTCGCCGCCGGCATCGTCAATCACCTCCTCCGTTGTCTCGAAGTCGATGGTGATCATCTTGCCTTTGGCCGTGCCGGTGCCGATGGCGACCTTGATCTGGTTGGTGAAGTAGCCGTAGTCGGCCGCGGCCAGGGCCAGAGCCGGCCCGTCGCCATTGTTGAAGATGCCCGAGGCTGCCGCCGCCGGGTTGGCCTTGACGAAGTAGATGGCCTGAGCCCCCGAGGGAATGTCTGGATCGTTCGAGGGTCCGAAGACGAGCGGGGCCGCCTCGCGGAGGTCTCCGCTGCGGAAGAAACCGAAGGGCTGCTGCGGCCGAGTGGCCACCTGCATGCTCCCCTTCACGTCGCTCTCGTCGAGGGCAGTGTAGGGCTTGCCTCCGATGCTCCTGCCGATCAGCGCCACGATGCCCGAGGCACCGAGGCCCACGGCCTCGAGACCACTGGCGTCGACCTGCGAATAGGCGCCCGGCACGGAGATCAACCGCCCGTTGAAGAAAATCGTGGTTGCGCTCATTGGTCTCTCCTCACTTCACGGGTCTCTGCCAGAAGGCATCCCAGTGGGGCTGCCATTCGGCGAGGGTTAGTCGGGCTTCCCGCCCGAATGCTTGTCCCTGCTCCAACAGGAAGCCGGCGGATCTCTCCCACCGATAGCCCTTGGCCCGGACAAACTGCCGGGCCGTGAGCGCCAGGCTGCCCGACGGCTCCTCGGGCGGGGTGGGCTCTGCCAGAGCTTCTTCCGCTCCCGCGGGAGGCGTCATCGATTCCTGGATCGGTGCGTCCGTCGGAGCTCCCTCGTCGAGTATTTTCTTTGGCGACATTGGTTCACTCCGATTCCGTGTAAGGTGTCACGCCAGCAGTCTCACCGGCCGCGGTGAGATCGCTGGTCTGGTCTTGGAAGATCCCCGATACCCTCTGCGCGAAGCCTGCTGGAATGGCCTCTTCCCAGGTCTCGTCACCCTCGACCGTAACGGTGAGGAGCCGGGTAAAAATGTCATCGGGGAGGTAGCGCGGGTCGGGGGCCATGTCGCGCCCGCTGAAGGACAGATCCTCTACGTTCCGTTTCTCGAGCTCCGCCCGCGAGCTCATCACAACCCACTTGACCAGGTGGTAGTACCAGACGCACACGTCGGGATGGTTGGCGTGGATCAAGAGGTTGAAGGTGTAGCGCAGGCGCCGGAGGTGCGGGTCTACGATGTCCCCCGTCTCGGGGTCCACGTAGTATTCCCCCTCGCTGTCGAGCATCGAAGCATCCCGCCCGAGGTAGTCCTGGGCGATGTCTTCCGCGCCGAGGGTGAGCGCCACGCAAGGGAAGGGCCCGCCCGTGCGGGCGTAGCCATGAACCAGGGTGGGCGCTTTCGGTGGAACTGGAGGATCGGCAAGAGGCTGGCCTTCAAAGAAGATGCGCGCGTTGTCGGCCTCCTCTTCTGCGATGAGCTGTTCCTGGACAAGCCACCTGGCAAAGCGCCGAGCATCCTCGACGAACCAGTCCAGTCCCGCCTTGATCACCTCGAAGAGGGTGCGTTCCACCATCATCGGATCAACCCCCAAGGCGTGGCGCTACCAGGCCCCCCGCCCCCCGAGGCCTTCGGCTGTTCTCCAGAAAAACCACCCCGAAGACCTTGCTGAAGCACCGTGTTGATGGCTGCCGGCGCCGTCCGGGCAATGTACTCGCCCACCCGGTCGGCCAGGTGATGAGCCGTGATGCCAGGATGAATCCAGCCACCTGTCTTCGAGCTGCTGATCGTCCTCCAGGTCATGTACTGGGTCTGGGTCTTCTTCTCGTAGGTGTGGCGCTCGCGGACCATGCCCGCGTAGATGTCCGTCTTGTGGCCCTGGCGCATCCTCGGGTCGGGGTGCGCCGGGTTAGGGCCGCGGAGCAACGGAGCCATGCCCGCCGGAAGCCGCTCACCCCACTGAGTCCTCATGCTCGGGCCGGCTTTCGTCGCCTTCAGGCGCTTCGCAGCCTCATAGACCGCATCGCCCAGGGCCCGTGCCTCGTCGCCCCCCGCCGAGCCCCCGGCGCGCCGGGAACCTGCCCCCGCGGGCCCATAGGAGCTCCCCATTGGAGCCCCGGCGAGCCCTGCGGAACCCGGGGTGCCGTGGCGGAACGGCACGCGGGCGAACCATCCCCCGCTGGCGGACTTCCGCCGGATCTTGGAATTGGGGCCGAGGAGGCTGTCCCGCAGATCAAAGGGTTCCAGCCCTGTCTCGACGGCGTTGGCCAGCCAGCCGACCAGGGCAATGATGCGGACTCGCGGCTCGGACTCCACCGGCTGGATTCCGCGGATGTACTCGGCCTTGCTGGTGTGGGTCTCCCGGCGAGCGAGGCGAATCCATTCATTCCGCGCGCCAGCAGCCACGATGTCCAGAATCCGCTCGATCATCTCGGGGCTTAGCAGCGCCCGTAGAGCTTGCGGAACCCGATCATCGAGGCTCACTTGGAGAAGATCAGCCATTCCGCACAGCTTTCCGCAGGTGTTCCGCGCATGGTATCAAGGCTCCACAAGGAAGTCGAGTTTGCACATGGCACCGACGGGCAGGCGCCG